ACTACTGACTCAACAGAGTTGACTTACAGCCTTTACGAAGGTGGTAGTTTTACAGATGGCACAACAGAAGTCAGTCTTGTAAACATTAACAGAAACCTTTCTGACACCCCTGTTCCAATCACTGTTTATTCAGACCCGAGTTCAATCAATTTATCTTCTGCTGTACAAATCGACCAGAACGAGATTTTTACAGAAGGAAAAAAGTCTATTGACTCAGAAAGCATGGCAGGTGTTGATAGATGCTTGGCACCAAACACAGATTACATTTTTGAGTTTAGTCACAATGGCAACGGAAACGCTAGAGTGTTTGCTAAATTCTTTTTTTACTTCTGGGAACAACGATACCCCCAGAGAATTTTAGACCGATAGGAGAGTAACCATGCCCGGATATAAGATGTCAAACAAGCCAATGGGTGCAATGAAAGGCGACGGCATGAGCGGTGCCTCAAACGAGCGTATTGCAATGGCCGGTGGCAAGTCACCAGAAGTGCCGAAGGCAGCCAAGATGGCAAGCCCCGGCAAGAAGCCCGCGCAGCAGGCGTAAGGTTAGCTTTTGTCTGATAGTACCCTAGATTTTAATCTACACCCCCGCCAGTTTGAGGTCTTCAATGACCCGGCCAGATTTAAGGTTGTAGCCGCTGGTCGCCGTTTTGGTAAATCCTACCTTGCTAGGGTTATGCTCTTGATTGAGGGGCTTAAAGAAAAAAATGAGGAAGGGTACGATCTAAAGAGTAGGGCAGTGTACTACATTGCTCCTACTTTTGAACAGGCCAAGAGGATTATGTGGGGCGAACTCAAAGACATGGGTCGCCCCGTTATCGAGTCAACACTAGAGAACCAAGGAATCATCAAGCTAGTTAATGGGCGAGAGATTCACTTGAAAGGTGCTGACAGGCCAGACACTTTGCGTGGTGTAGGCTTGTCATATGTGGTCATGGACGAGTATGCGTTCATGAAACCCGAGGTCTGGGAGTACATTATCCGCCCAACACTAGCTGACTGCCGTGGCGGGGCACTTTTTATCGGTACTCCAGAGGGTAAAAACCACTTTTTTGATCTCTACGAAGAGACTAGAAAGCATCAAAAGCTGTGTGAAAAGGAAGAAAAAGAGCCTGAGTGGGCTTGCTTCACCTTTTCATCGGCTGAAAACCCAACTATTCCTATTGCTGATGAAATTCAGCGGTCTATTGACCAAGGAACACCGGCAGAAGTGGTCCGACAAGAGTATTTTGCGTCCTTTCAGGCTGCTGGTGGCAAGATTTTCAAGGAAGAAAGCCTCAACTACCTCGATGAAGAACCATCTGAGGGGATGTATTACATAGCAGTGGACCCGGCAGGCTATGAAGAAGTTGGTAAAAAGGGCGCAAGAGAGGACAGACTGGACGAAATGGCCATTGCCATCGTCAAAGTCGGGTCTTTCGGATGGTACGTTGCTGAAATTCGCACTGGCAGGTGGAATGTTAGGGAAGCATCCGTACAAATTCTAAAAGCAGCCAAAGATTATCAGGCTTTGACAGTTGGAATTGAGCGCGGTGCGCTGAAAAACGCTGTCATGCCTTATTTAACTGACCAGATGCGGCGTTTAGGTGTGTTTCCTCACATTATTGACGTTACGCACGGCGGCAAAAAGAAAACTGAGCGCATTGCATGGGCTTTGCAGGGCAGAATGGAGCACGGAAGGCTTTTCCTCCCCGAGGATACAATGGATTGTGAAGACCCGCGGTGGACCAAAAAGTTTATTAACCAGATGTTGGATTTTCCTAACCCGCTTACACACGATGACATGCTTGATGCGCTTGCATACATAGACCAAGTCGCTACTACATCTTACTTTGACGAAGATGATTTTGTAGATGACTGGGTCCCAATGGACGACGTTGCAGGATACTAATATGGCAGTTAACCCTATTGTAGAGGCAGAAGACGGACCAGAGGGCGAGGAGTACGCTAGAGATGGCGACGGTCGCCTTCTAGGCTACTGCCTACAGCGCGTTGACGAGGGTGAGCGCTACAGAGATCAGAATTACGTTGAAAAGTGGGAAGAGTACTACAGACTGTGGCGCGGTATCTGGGCTAGAGAAGATAGCCAGAGAGCATCAGAGCGGTCTAAACTGATTTCTCCTGCCCTACAGTCTGCTGTTGAATCTACAGTTGCTGAATACGAAGAAGCTGTTTTTGGGCGCAAACAGTGGTTTGACCTTGTAGACGACTACGAAGATCGCCTCGCAGGAGAAGATAAAGACTTACAGGTTCTGCGTTCTTTCTTGATGGATCGCTTTGAAGAGGGCCAAGTACCCTCAGCCATGTCAGAGATTTTTCTAAATGCTGCACTATACGGCACTGGCATTGGCAAGGTCATTACAGAGACAATTAACAAAAAAGAAGTTGAGCGTCAGATTGACCAAGCGGTTATTCAGCGGGTACAGGTTGCTGCACAGCAAGGACAGATCGCTCCTGAGCAAGCGCAGCAGTTGGCACAGCGGGCAGTGAGTTACGATGTAGTAGACAAGGACCACTTTTTAGTTCGAGTTGAGCCGATCTCACCGTTTGATTTTGTAATTGATCCTGCTGCAAGAAGTATTGATGAGGCTGAGTTTTGTGCTCACGTTTCTTATAAGCCGCTCCATCAAATTATTGAAAAGCAGATGGAGGGTATCTACAACCCAGTAGATGTTGGGCAGGTTACAACAGAAGATCGCACAACAGGCGAAGAGTTTGACGACACTGACGCTGTCAAGCTAACTGAGTATTATGGTCTTGTACCAGAAAGTCTTCTAGACGTTGATCTGGAAGAGGATGAAGAGTTAGTAGACCTTGGAGTGGGCGACAATGAACAAGATACAAGAAATGTCGCGTTCGATCTTTACGGTGAAAACCTTGTTGAAGCTGTCGTCACTATTGCTAACGACTCTGTTGTGCTTCGTGCTATTCCTAATCCTTTTTGGAATCAAGACCGGCCTCTAATTGCCTATCAGCACGACACTGTGCCAAACAGTTTTTGGGGACGTGGTGTTTGCGAGAAGGGGTATAACGCACAAAAGGCACTAGACGCAGAGCTGCGTGCTCGTATGGATGGTCTTGCCCTAACCGTTCACCCAATGATGGGCGTGGATGTTACAAGAATGCCTCGTTCAGGCAGCTTCACGGTCAGCCCCGGCAAATCTGTTCCCACAAACGGCAACCCGAGAGAGATTCTTAGTCCGTTTAACTTTGGTCAGGTTGACCCAGCTATTTTCCAAAGCACTGGCGACCTAGAGCGAATGGTAGGAGTTGCTACAGGCACTAATGACCCGTCGGCTCCGCTCAACGTATCCCCCACAAATAGCACGGCGTCTGGAATGTCCATGGCGCTGTCATCTGCGATCAAGCGTTCTAAGCGAACACTCGCTAACATTGAACGCAGTATTATCAAGCCGTTTCTCTACAAAGCTGCATGGCGTTTTATGCAGTTTGATGAAGAGAACTTCCCAGTCCGTGACATCAATTTTGTTACACATTCGTCACTGGGAATCACTGCTAGGGAGCTGGAACAGCAGCAGCTTATTCAGTTGCTACAAACTGTACCACCAGAGTCTCCGGCATTTATGGTCATGCTCAAGGCAATCTACGACAACTCAAGTCTTAGCAACAAAGAAGAGCTTGTCACTGTCATTGAGCAGATGATGCAGCCTGACCCACAAGCCCAGCAGCTACAGCAGGCACAGACTCAGCTTGCAATCCAGAAGGAGCAGGCAGAGATTGAAGAGCGTAGAAGCCGAACTGCGGAAAACTACGCAGACGTGCTAAAGACTAGAGCTGACATTGAGCTTGGTCAGGACAAGCTAGATACAGAACTCCAAAAGGAGATTCTTGATCTGCTTGCGGCCCGCGCTAACAAGCAAAACGGGAGTGAGGATGGCGCTACACAATCAGGAAACAGAGAAGTTTTATCAGGAGCTGTTCAGCCTAACCAGCAAACCGGAATGGGCAACGTTTAGTGAGTATTGTGAAGAACTGCTAAAAGGAAAGATTGAATCGGCGTTAGACTTAGAGACTATAGAAGAGTTGCACAAGTCAAAAGGCCAAGCAGAAATACTGCGAATGATCGTTTCTTTTAGAGATATTCTTGAATCACAGTACGAGTTCATTAAGCAAGAAGAACAGTCCTATGAAGATTTTTGACATTAAGTGCAAGTCGTGCTTTTACACATGGGAAGATATGGCGTCTAGCACGTCTGATATTTTCAAATGCAAAAAGTGCGGCCAACTTGCACAGCCAGTAATCAGCGCCTGCAACTTTAAGTTGGACGGCACTGACCCGGGTTTCCCCACCGCATACGAGCAGTGGGCAAGAACCCATGAACGCAGGGCGCGGGAAGGTTAATAACCCTAACGCCTTGATTAATCCCACTCCTACAACCCCTTATTCATTTGTTAAGGCAGGAGGAATAAATGGACGACAAGATCGTGGATCAGCTAGGAGAAGTACAGGCAGACGAAGGCGAAGAGTTTGTTGATCCTATGGAGGATCAGCCCACCGACGAAGATGTGGAACAAACTTCGGAGCCTGACAGCAGCCAAGGAAGTGAGATTCCTGAAAAATTTCAGGGCAAGTCACTTGAGGACGTTGTCAATATGTACCAAAACCTTGAAAAGGAGTACGGACGTAAAGGCAACGAGGTAGGTGAACTTCGCAAGCTCACCGATGAGCTTCTACAGCTAGAAATCCAGCAAAAGAAAAATGCAACTGAGCGCGTAGCAACCAAGGAAGAAGAGGTTCTGTCAGACGATGATTGGTTCTCTTCACCTAAGCAGGCTACTGACAAGTACCTACAGAAGTCATCACTGGCTCAAGAGGTACAGGAGCTAAAGGAAAAACTAACTAGCAGAGACCGCGAGGAAGCCCACAAGGCTTTTGTTGAAAAACATCCTGACTACATGGAACTTGCACAAAATGAAAGTTTCCAGAAGTTTGTTCAGGACTCTAAGTATCGTATGGATTTAGCCCAAAAGGCAGACCAGTACGATTACGAGGCGGCTAACGAGTTGTTTGACCTTTACAAGGCCATTAGTCATAACTCAGGTGAACCAGAGCAGAGCGGTGACGACAAAGCCGAAAAGCAGCAGGCCCGTAAGCGGGCAACTCTTGAAGGCACCGGAAACCGTAACAAGGGCACCAAGAAAGTCTACAGACGCGCCGACCTTATCAAAATGAAGATGCAAGACCCCGACCGCTATCAGGCAATGCAAGACGAAATTATGCAAGCCTATGCCGAGGGGAGAGTTAAATAAAAATCGTAGGAGATTTTAATCATGGCACTAGGAAGTAACCACGTTACGTCTACCGCCGCAGCTACTTTTGTACCTGAGGTTTGGTCAGACGAAGTTATCGCCTCATTCAAGTCCAATCTTGTTTTGGCAAACCTTGTCAAGAACATGAACCATCAGGGCAAGAAGGGTGATGTCATCCACATCCCAGCACCTGTTCGTGGTGATGCTAACCAGAAGACTGCCGAGTCACAGGTCACGCTAATCAGCAACACCGAGGGCGAAGTACAGGTCAACATCGACAAGCACTTCGAGTACAGCCGTCTCATCGAAGACATCGTTGCTACTCAGGCCCTCAACAGCCTTCGTCAGTTTTACACTGATGATGCTGGCTTTGCTCTGTCAAAGCGTGCTGATACCGATCTTGGCGCTCTTTTCGGCGGCTTTCAGGGCGGCACTGCCTACAGCGGCGCTGTTGTTGGCTCAGATGGTAGCACCAACTGGGACCCAGCCGCCAGCAGCAACACCGGCAATGGCGCAGCCCTGACTGATGCTGGCATCCGCCAGATGATCCAGACTCTAGACGATGCTGACGTTCCTATGTCACAGCGTTATCTGGTCATCCCACCGGTCGAGAAGAACAACCTACTTGGTATTGATCGCTTTACCGAGCAGGCTTTCGTCGGTGAGGTTGGTGCTCAGAACAGCATCCGCAATGGCCGCGTCGGCAACATCTATGGTGTTGAAGTCTACGTCTCCAGCAACGTCCCAACCGTGACTGCTGACGACGATAGCACCGACTATCGTGCCGCTGCGATGTTCCACGAGAGCGCAATGGTTCTCGTCACTCAGGTTGCTCCTCGCGTACAGACTCAGTACAAGCAGGAGTACCTCGGCGATCTGCTCACTGTAGACATGCTCTATGGTGTTCAGGAGCTTCGTGACGACGCTGCTGTTGTAGCAGTTGTTCCTTCCTAATAATAGGTAGGAAACTAGGCTGGGGGAGCAAGTCTCCCCCGGCTTTTTAACTAGAGGTCTTTATGATTACACTAGAAGATACTAAAACTGGTAACACGTTTGAAGTTACAGAAGAGCATTTTAATCAAAATCTTTGGAGAAATGCGCGTTACAAGAAGGCTGAAAGAAAGCCAGTAGGGCGACCCAAAAAGACCTATACAGAACCAACTGAGGAAGAATAATGGCTACCTACCTCTCTGTAGTAAATTCCGTTCTACGTCGCCTTAGAGAGCGTGAGGTTACATCAGTTAACGATAACGCTTATGCGCGTCTTATTGGAACATTCGTAAATGATGCAAAAAGAGAGGTAGAAGACGCTTGGAACTGGACGCACCTAAAGAGCACTATTCAAGTAACAACAGTTCCCGGATCACTTAGATACGAACTTAATGGCAGCGGTCAGCGTTTTCGACTTCTTTACGACTATGCTGGCCGCCCGTCTGTTTTTAATGACACAGAAGACGTGTACCTTCAAAAGTCCCCAAGCAGTCGCTGGATGTCCAGACAACTGAACCACGATGATGTTACAGAGAACCAGCCGCAGTGGTTTGAGTTTAATGGCTTTACTAGCGATGGCGATGTAGTGGTAGATTTTTACCCCATCCCAGATAAGGCCTATTCAATCAATTTTGATATGGTTATTCCACAGGATGACTTTAGCACTGACGGGTCTGACGATTCAACAATAATTGCTTGTCCATCTCAGCCTATTGCCTTTGGGGCGTGGTCAAGAGCTATTTACGAGCGCGGCGAAGACGAAGGTTATCTATCAGACTTAGCTTTTCGTGATTATCGTAACGCGCTAGCTGATGCTATTGCATGGGACAATGGCAACACTTCTGATGAAGCCAACTGGTACGTTGTTTAATGGCTAAACTACTTACACCATTTTCTGTTGTCGGGCCAGCGTCTTACGGCCTTAACACAAAACTAGCCGGGCTAGAAATTGGCCCGCAGTGGTGCCTTACAGCTAGAAATTGCGCTCTTTCTAATCAGGGCACCATCGCCGCCAGAAAAGGCTGGTCTACTTTTGCAGGAGTAAGCCAACTATCCGGCGCACCTGACGTTAAAGCTATTCATGAGTATATTGACAACGGTAACTCAAGCAGAATTGTTTGGTCAGCCGGTAATGAGATTTACGAGGGCACTGCATCTGTAACAAACGTAACGGGCACAGTCACCCCAACCGCTGATAACTGGAAGTTTGTCAATTTTAACGGCAAAGTTGTAGGCGTGCAAGAAGGCCATAACCCCATTGTAAAAACAGACGGGGGTGACTTTTCTGAAATCAATTTTGATGTTGATCCGACAGACCCTGTAGAAGCCCTAGCTGCTTGGGGCAGGGTGTGGTATGTAGATGGTGATGGCCAGACTATCCGTTATTCAGACCTTCTGCAAGAAGACGTGTTAAACGGTGGCTCATCAGGAATCATCAACATGTACACTGTCTGGTCTAACGGCACAGACGAAATTATTGGTCTGCAAGAGTTCAACAACTATCTTGTCATTTTTGGCAAAAAACAAATTGTTCTCTACGCTGGCGGAGAAGACCCAAATAACGCCTTACAAATCGTTGACATAATCAATAACACCGGGTGTATTGCCAGAGACTCTATACAAAACATTGGTAATGACATTTTGTTTCTTGGAGAAGAGGGTATTATCTCTCTAGCAAGAAACATTCAAGCAGGTGGTGATGTTAGGTCACTTCCTCTGGCAAATTTAGCGGAGAACGTGTCCGATTTTCTTGCACAGTTTTCTCTTCCAGAGCCAGCCGAAAATGTTAAGTCTTGCTTTAAAGCAGATGACGGGTTTTACTTAATATCTTTCCCGACTTCTAAAATTACATTTTACCTTAATACTAGATACCTTACTCCAGATGAAAAGGCTCGAGTTTTTACTTGGTATGATATTAACCCGACAGGTCTTGCAACAGACAGAAACGACAACTTGTATATTGGCAAGCCCGGGTATTTAGGCCGATATGACGGCTACTCAGACAATGGCGAAAGTTACGTTATGAACTTTAAGTCTGGCTGGGTATCTGGAGAGGGCGATGTCGGGACTTCTACAAAGATTTTTAAGCAAGCTGTTCTAACAATTAGAGGCGGTTACGGCTACAGAATTACTTTTGAGTGGGGGTTTGATTTCCTACCTACAACCTACGATTCTGAAAATAACGCAATAGAGATTTTATCTAGTCCTTCTGAATATGGAATTGATGAATACGGTATTGCTGAGTACTCTCGTATTAACCCAGTAAGTCAGATTTTGTACAGAATGTCAGGAAGCGGTAAGTCTGTACAGTTTGGCGTAGAGACTGAAATAAACGGTTCAGAATTAAACGTACAAAAAGCCGACCTTTACCTTAAAGGCGGCAAGATTGCTCGCAGGAGTAGACGATAATGACTAATTACAACAAATCAACCAACTTTGCAGTTAAAGATGGATTGCAATCAGGAGATCCTAATAAAATTGTATCTGGTGCAGAAATTGATACTGAGTTCAATAATATTTCGTCAGCATCAACTACTAAAATTGATAAAGTAACTGCTGCACAAGTTAATAACATTGCAGTTTTTACCGCAACAGGTGCTATTCAAGATGGCGGAAAGACTATAGAAGACGTTATTCCTTCTGGGCTTATTTCTATGTGGTCTGGAGGCATTGCTTCTATTCCTTTTGGATGGAGTCTGTGTGATGGTAGTAACGGAACTCCAGACCTTAGAGACAGATTTGTAGTCGGTGCTGGAGGATCTTATTCTCCTAATAATACTGGTGGCAGCAAAGATGCAGTAGTGGTTGAGCACGGCCATACTATGAGTTCTGCTGGAAATCATACGCATAGTATAAATGACCCCGGCCACAATCATTCGTATGCTTCTAGTAACACAGGTAACGAAATTAGCAGTTATAACCCCGGATCAAGCATTGTTTCTCCGCAGACAGGTTCTACAGGGTCTTCACTAACAAACATTAGCATCAACTCTAATGGGGACCACACCCACACTATTAACAACACTGGTGAATCTGGTACTGATAAAAACCTTCCTCCGTACTTTGCACTAGCGTTTATTATGAAGTTGTAATGATCCCGAGTAAAGTACCGGTAGTCAACAAGCCTAATTACACTATTTGGTTAGAGAATTACAGAAACATCGCTACATTTATCCACGCTGATGTTTATAAATACAATAAGTCTGTTAGACAAAAGTTCGGTGAAGATTTAGATACACTGACAAAGTTGCACAACTTCCCACTCTATGTACTTACAGACAAAAACAACACAAAGCTAAAAAAGTTTATGAGTATTTACGGACTAGTTTTAGATCACACACCTCTCTGCGATGATGGAGTCGAGAGAGAAGTCTATCGGTTAGATAGGAGACAATAATGGGCGGTGTAGTAGACGCAGTAGGCGGTCTTTTTGGAGTAGAGGGTGGTGAGTCTGTCAGCCCACTCCAGTATAGACCGTATGATGTAACATCAGCACTAGGTGAAGCTAGGGTAGATGGCAGACAGGTTCAGGCGCAGTTAGCACCAGAGCTACAAGGCATCTTTGGTGGTCTGTTAGGACAGGCACAGCCTACAACCCCCTCTGCTACGGCACTAATGGGACAGACTGGTGGGATAGAAGCCGCTGCTCAGGATGTGCTAGGAACAGCGCCACGGTTTCAAGAGCAGGCACAGGGGTTGCTAGGAAGAGCACAGCAGCAGTTCGATATTGCGCGTGACCCATCCTCTGCCCTAGCTTTTCAAAGAAGAATCTACGGCCCAGAACTAGAAAGACAGCGGCTATCTCAAGAATCTAGGTTACTTAATCAGGGCCTGTTAGGCTCTACTACTGGCGCTTTACAGCAGGAAGCCACTCGCACCGCCCAAAATCAGGCACTGCTACAAGGCGCCCAGCAGCAGCAAGCGCAGGCTTTCCAGCAGGGTCAAGGTTTACTAGGACAGGCTCTGAACCTAGAGAAACTTGGACTTGGCGCACTAGGACAGGGGGCACAGCAGGAACTTGCAAGACAGCAGTTCGAGGCTGGTCTACAGCAGCAGGCAAGAGGCCAGCAGCTACAGTCTCTACAGGCTGCGCTTGGATTAGGAGCAGCGCCTGTTGGTCTAGCAGAGCTAGGTGGCCAGTTTGGCTCTAGAGAGCTACAAGCACAAGAAGGAACTGCTGCACTGAGACAACAGGCAGAAGATAGGCAAGCCAGTTTCTTTAGCAGCTTAGTGGGTGCGGGGGCCACAGCCTTCGGGGGTTTTAGCCAAGGCGGGGGAATGATTTCAGGAGCCGGGTCCTCCGCCTCAACGCTTGGCTCCGGTAGTTTCTTACCAAACACCCAAGGCTTTGGCGGTGTAGGCTCTTTTGGGCCTAACACTGGCAGTTTTTACCAGTTTCCGACAGGGTAAATAGATATGGCAAACGGATTGATGGGATTATCAAGCCTGCTAGGTCAGGCAAATAACACACAATCAGGTGGTCTGATTGGTAGTGGCATTTTTAGCCAGCCAGAGTCTCGCGGCACGCGACGTTCTCGTTTGCTCACAGAAGCTATTTCTGGAGCAGGCAGCGATCCTTATGCTCGTCTAGGTGCTGCCTTTGGTGGTCTTATTGGCATGGGCGCAAGAGCCGGTGCAGAAGGTTTGGGCATCGTTGACGCGCCTCCAGAGGTAAAACGTAACCAAGCAATCCGTCAGGTGCAGCAGGAAGTCTCCGAGCTTGGTATTGACCCTGTTGATAACCCTGCTGAGTTTGGT